GGGATCAGATTTCATCTGTTGGTGGTGGTGCAACAATTTATTCAGGTGATGGTACTTTGTCAGGAAATAGAACAATAAGTTCTGGTAGTTTTAATTTGACTTTTGCTCCACAAACTACTTTCCTTTCATCTTTGATACCTTCTACAAGTGGATCAAGTTATTCCGTTTTAGGATCAAATACCTTGACCTATGCAGCTGGGTTTTCTTCCAGCAATATTGGCAATGTTTATAGTGCCAATGGTGCTATCAATGCACAAATATTTTCAGGAAATGCAACTTTTGCACAGGCTAACCTTGCCAGTGCAATGGTCAATGTAAATAAAATTGATTTTGGTTCTGGTGGTCATACAATTACAATGACTCAATCTACTGCACCCGGAATCAGGGCAATGACAGGCGTTCAGAATCAAATTCAGTTCACAGGTAGTCATAATGGTACAATATCCCACGCAGCAATTAGTCAAAATTTAGGGTTTTTCAGAGATACAGGATCAACAAGAACTTTAACAATAACCAATGCTTATTCACTTTTGCTAAATCCACTGGATGACTATGGAGCCGGGTTTACGTTTACAAACAGATGGGGAATTTATCAAGCTGGGGCAAGTGATCCGAACTTTTTTGCTGGGATAACAACTATTGCAAATAATGCAGTAATTGAAAAAAACCAAAATGCTGGTACGACTTTACAAATAAAAAATACAACTGCTGGAACTAATTCAGGTGTTTATTTTCAATTATTTTCAGATTTTGCACAACCTTTTCAATTTCTGAGATATTCTTCAACATCAACTACATTTTCTTGGGTTTTACCAAATGATAGTTTAATTTATCAAAATGAACAAAATATAATTATTTCTTGTGATAGTTCTTCAAAAGTTATAAAATTTGGAAGTACAAAACTTGGAGCTGCACCAATGACATTAACCGCATCAGGAAGATTACTTTTAGGTACTACAACAGAAATTTCAAGTGCAACAATGGTAGTTACTTCAAGTACACAAGGCTTTTTGCCACCCAGAATGACTTCTGCACAAAAAAATTCTATTGCAAGTCCTATTGCTGGTTTAATTGTTTATGACTCTACGTTAAATAAATTGTGTGTTTATACAACTGCTTGGGAAACAATAACATCAATATAAATAATACAAAAATGAAACAGATACAACCAATTCAGATATGGAATAACGGACAAGTTCAAACAGGCAATTGGATTAATGTTAATATTGTTGCTGACAATTTACAAGATACTGCAATTTTTTATTGGGGAATATATACACAAGAAATTTCAGGTTCTTTACTTTCTGAATCAAATTTAACAATGTTGGAACCAGATTATTCTATATGGAATAGCACTTCTGATATTAATCAAGCTGCTTACGAATGGGTATGTAATCAACTTGGATTAACTTTGATCTAATTAATAACAATTTAAAATTTGACAAATGAACGAAAAACAAGCACTTGAAATCATTAAAGCTATTTTAGATCTTGCAACCAGTAAAGGAGTATTTTCAAAGATAGATGAATCCTTTACTGCAATTCAGGCATTTAACACAATAGCCGAAAAGTTTAAAGATGAACCAGCTAAAGATGCAGACACAAACTGATCCCACACATATTGCCACATTTAGCACTATTTTGTTTTCCCTGTTGGGAGTTCAAAACATTTCTGAATTGGCAAACATTGTTTTCCTGGGTGCCAGTACAATATCCTGTGCAATATCCATCCTGGTAGGTATTAAACAACTGAAAAAAAAGTAAAATGAAAAGAATATTAAAAAACATTAAGACTTCATTTTTTGGATCTATTGCTGGTGGTTCCCTGATCTTGGATGGCATCCAACATAACAACTGGGTAAGTATTATTGCTGGTATTGCAACTGCTATCACAGGACTGTTAGCAAAGGATAGTGATGTCCAATAAGAAAAAAATTTATATCGGTTTAGCCGTTTTGCTGATCTTATTAATCGGAAAAAAAGTGAGTGCATTAAACCTAATTAAAAAGTTTGAAGGCCTTGAATTGACCAGCTATCCTGATACAGGCGGCATTTGGACAATAGGATATGGCAACACCATCAACAAGGACACAGGACAGGCAATTAAACCAGGTGATAAGATTGACCTGGCAACTGCTGAAAGGTGGTTGAAAATGGATGTTGCTGAACGTGAAAAGAGAATAAAGAAATTGATTAAGGTTCCTGTAACTGAAAATCAAATGGCAGCTATGACTTCTTTAGTGTACAATATTGGCACTGCTGCATTTAGTATGAGTACTTTATTAAGACTACTTAACAGAGGAGCAGATAAAAAGCTGGTAGCTGATGAGTTTTTAAGATGGAACAAGGTTCAAGGAAAAGAAGTTAAGGGATTAACAAATAGGCGAAAATTGGAACGTGAGCTCTTTTTAAAGTAAGTTTTGGTTAATCATTTGGTGTTTGTTAGGGGGAAATTTCCATTTCTCCCTTTTTTTATGCCTAAAAATTTGGTAGATTAAAAAAATTGTTTATAAATTCACATCGACAAATGATTTTTAAACTTTTAAACGAAAAACAATGAAAAAAACTGCTATTGAAATTCTGTTAATTGTTCTGGGTGCTATTCTTTTATGTTTTGCCGATAATTTATGATTAGGCTTATTGCTTGGGTTCTATCAATTATATATTTGATAGTGTTAGGCATACCCATTGCCATTGGTCTGTTAATTGTTTTACAAATTATCTCAATCTTAAAATTTATTAGCAATGCAACACGAATTAAAAAGTGTGATAATTCACCACTATCTTCAGGGCATGATCACTTTTTTGACGACGCGGAATGTTCATTTCATTGAACATAAAGGCGGCAAAATAGAAATCTTTTATTCATCAGATGAAATTTTATTTTTAATCGGTTACCATTTTGGCAGATATGCTGAAATGCAGCACAATTAATTTTTTATGGAATTATTCAACAATTTACGCGAAACAATGCTTGAAATTGAATACATACAGCAAAAGATTGATCGTTTACAAGTATGCCAGACATCCGGTGAAATTTCAAACATAATTATATCTTTCGATGCTGGACCACATCGAAAAATATTAATGCAGTACGATACTGATATATCATTGGTAAATGAAATTAGGTTGTTGCTACAGGCAAGTATTGAACTTTATGAAAACCAGATACAGGAATTAAAATTAAATTTTTAAAAACAACACAATGAAAAAATGCAACGAGTGCGGACAAATTATTAACGGCGAAATGTTTAATCAAATTAGACGAAAAAAAGCATCAAGGTTAATTAAAATTTCTAAATTAAGTAAAGAACAAAGAATATTTAATTTTTTAGAATTGTTGGAAGAAATGAAAAATGATCTGTTAAATAATCCTGAAAAAATTACAGAATTGGTTGATCAAGTTGTTGATAATATACAAAATAAAGAAAATGAATAATATGAAGCCAGTAAAAATGAATGGTTTTGTATATTATTTTGAAGTGTTTATGACCGGAAATGAACCCTTTATTTTAATGTCAACAACGGAATACCCCAGCGATGGATTGAGTAAAATATATTTTTTGCGTAAATATTCAATGAAGTACGCGATGGAAGATTTTGTAAAATACGAGAGCAATATAAAAGAACGCAACACACAAAAGAATAATGAAGTGCGTTAATTGCTGCAAAATTTTTACAATAACACAACACAAGGGCAAAGTTGGGCAACCACTTTGCCCATATTGTTTAACCTTAAATAAAAATAAAAATGGCAAGACCACGTTTAAGAAAAGAAATAGTAAAAACTGATTATATACAAGTTCGTTTTACTGCATTTGAAAAAGAACAAATAAAAAAAATTTGTAAAGAACAAAAAGTTACTTTTTCTAAATTTTTAAGAGATGCAATTTTTTTTCAATATAAAATAAAAATAAATTAAAATGTCGCAAAGAAACAAAGATCTACCAGCAATGCCAGTTCATCCAATGCAAGACAAATTTGGTCAGGTGATCCTTATGGCGGGAATGTCAAAGATGGAAATAACTGCACTTAATATTCTGTCCGCACAATTAAGGAAAAACAAAATAGAAGATCTTTCACCGGAAGATATTAGTTACTTAATAAAAGAGTCTTACAATATTGCGGATGAATTTTGTGCATTTATAGAAAATAAAGGTGAAAAAGAAAGTGGCAGTATTATAATTTAAACGTGTAACAATGACAAATGATTTACACGAAAAACTATTAAGCCGCAAATTCAAACAAAACTACCAGCCAGACGAGGAACAGGTTATTTTTAGCATAAATTCAAAAACCATCGGGTGCCTACAAAGTTTTGTATGTTTTCAGGGAATGCCCAAAGCTGGTAAATCTCTTTTCATAACGAGTGCCATTGCGTCCGCTTTTACTACATGGGATATTTTTGGCATGAAATTAAATTTTCCGGCTAACCGTAAACGTATATGTTACGTAGATACCGAAAGTTCAGATTATGATTATTACCGCGTACTTGATCGAGTAAGGACGCAAATAATTGCTGATCATTTGCCGCATAATTTTGACAGTTTTTTATTTAGGGAGGACAGCCCAAACGATATACAGCAAATGATTGAACTTTATTTAAAAGAAAACCCAGACTGTTCAATTCTGGTTCTGGATGGAATACTTGATTTAATTTCAGATTTTAATTCTGTTGAACAAAGTTTTTATCTTATACAATGGTTAAAAAAAATTACCAAAGTGCATAATTTGTTAATACTTTGCGTATTGCATTTAGGTAAAAAAGATGAAAAATCCATAGGGCATATAGGTTCCTATTTAGATAGAAAAGCTCAATCTGTTTTGAAAATTGAAAAAAATAAAGAAAACAAAACGATTGATCTTTCCGCTACTTTTTTACGCAGTTCTGATGAATTTGAACCTGTTTCAATATACTACTCTGGATCAGGATGGGCACAGGCAAACAGTAATCAAGACAAAACGGGAACCTATATTTTTGGTATGGAAAAGATCAGTTTGATTAACCGTATATTATTTGAGCCACGCAAATATTCTGAAATCTTGTCAGATCTTGTTGAGTTTACAGGCAAGGGTTCCACTACTTGCAAAAAACTTTTGAAAGATTGGCTGCTGGATGGATCAATAATTAAGTCAGGGGATATGTATAAACAAAAATAGGATAGGATTTTAATGCCCTACCCTACCTTGACAAATGATTCTTCTACGAAAAACAACTTTCCTTTCAAAGCAAAAATAGAAAATATCTAACAATATGAAACTTTACACAGCTATTATTTTTTTTAAACCAGATACAGGCATACAACCCAGAAAATATAGGAATGTAAACAACATCAATAATTTGCTCAAATTTGCCCTAAAAAGTGGTGGGTGGTATGTGAACCTTTATGACAAGAAAACAAAGAAATTTGAGCACCGAGAATACGTTACAGGGGCATCATAACAAAGATTAGGACAGCACACAAACTAAAAAGGGGCAAATTGCCCCTTTTTTTATTGCTAAAGGTCAAAGAAAAGTGATTTAAACGAATCTTGGTCAGTTTAGGTCAGTTCTGGTAATGGTCAAAATGGTTCAGGAAACATGGCTAGGACACTTGCCCCCCTATAGGGGGGCAAGTGTACCTATCAACTGACCTTGTTTCTGACCTAAAACGACCTAAATTTATTTTTTTGAATATTTTTCAGTAATTTTGGGTAATTATTTGAAAATTTTGAAAATGAAAAATTGGCTTTTAATTGGTTTAGCTGGTCTTGCTGGATGGTATTTTTTAGGAAAAACACAACTAGCAAATAGAACAAAATTAATTTTCAAAAAACTTGGGTTTGCTAATAAAAAATTTCAGTTAGTTTTCGGTGTACAAAACCCAACAGGACAAACAGCCAGAATTTCAGCCATAACTGGTGAGGTATATTTAGGGGATAAATTAATTGCAGATTTTTCAAGTTTTGGTGAGCAAAAAATTGCGGCTAAATCTGAATCTGAATTAAAAATACAGGCATCACCAACGATCGGAATATTACAACTGATCACATCAAAAAATTGGTTAAAGAAAGGATTAGCATATACAATTAAAGGGACAGGTAATTTTGACGGTATTGTTGTACCATTTGATTATAAAGCCAATTTAATCTGATGCAAAAAAATTTGTTACTTGGTAGATTAAAGCCATTTGGAGGCAACTCTAAAATGTTGGTTAGGGATCAACAAGTACCGGATATTATTTCAGCCATGATGTCCGCACATAAAATGTACGTGAATGAATACGATAAAATTTCTGAAAATTTTTTTACAGGTGATGGTATTCAAACTGCAAAAAATATATTTGAATTTCTCAAAAAGAATATAAAATATTCAATTGAGTCTGACAAGAATCAAAGGATTATGTCCCCGGCAGCTATATTGTCGTTGTCAAAAAATGATTGCAAAAATTTTGCACTTTTTATCATGGGCAATTTGGACTCATTGAAGCGAAAGGGATTGATCAATAATGAAATTTACTACAGATATACCAGCCATAAATTGCTTGATGAAATACCACATCATGTTTTTGCAGTTATTCAAGATAAAAATGGAAACGAATTTTTTATAGATCCTGTTTTATCAAAGTTTAATGAAAGAAAAACATATTATCATAAAATAGATAAAAAACCGACTATGCCACTTTATAGTGTTTCAGGAATAGGTGCACCTAAAAAGAAAAAAACAGCAAAAGCAATTGATACAAAAATTCAACCAGTTGCTAAACCGAAAGAAAAAAAGAAAATTGTTTTAAAGATAGCATTGGCACCGGCAAGGGGATCATTTTTGCTTTTAGTAGGTCTAAATTTTATGGGACTTGCTACTAAATTGAAAAATGCGTTTAATAACCGAGCCGATGAAACGCAAAACTGGTGGAAAAATTTGGGTGGCAACCCTAACGAACTTTTAAGAAAAGTAAATCAGGGAGAAAAAAAGAAACGTATTGCTGCTGCTGATGTTGAATTTGCATCAGAGGGACAAATCGGAGAGGTTGTTACTGCTGCTGCTGCTGCTACTGCTACTGCTGCCCCTATACTTATTAAATTAGCTGAATTTTTATCAAAGTTGGGAATCGACGTTAAAGAAGTTAGCGAAGTTGGTAAACGAGTTTTAGCAAAACAAGTTAAAAATGTTGTTGAGAAGAAATTGGAAACTGATGCACAGGTAGAACAAGCAAGTCAGGATGAAATTGATAGAATTGTAAACCAGACAGACAATTTTAATACTGATGGATCTAAAAAAATGAATTATTTGCCCATTGTTATTGGTGGTGCCGTAATTATTTATTTGATTAGTCGTAAAAAGTAATTCACTTTCCTTTCACCTTTAACAATGTATTCAAACTATCCGATAAACGCTACAAAAAACGCAACAGAAGGGTATATTTTGAATATGATGAAAGGAAGTTGCAAAAATGCAACCGGTGTGAAAACTGGGATTAGGTTAATAAATAGAGAAGTATTGAATGAAAAATTTGTGAAAAAAATTTATTCATACTTAAAAAGGGCAAAAGTTTATGTTGGTGATCAGGATAAGTGTGGATATA